CTCCAATTTTACCGCCCGACGATCGGAAATTCGGGAGCGAAGAAAAATTCTCTCCGGCCGTAAGTCTTTGATTTCATTGAGGAATTTCCGTTTTGCAGTGCAACGGTATTATCACTTACCGCGCTGCACAACGCGCTAAATGTCCGGTAATCCGCTACACGAGCGGGTACCTGACTTACTCAACAACCTCAAAGAGCAAATCCTTCTCTTTTGCGGCATCTGCCTACCGGACGGCAGAGTCCCCACGGGAACCGGCGGTTCGGCCCCTATGGAACCCGTGGGGACACCCAGATACCCGCGAATCATCCAATCCCCGCGCGGGAGTTCCGGGGAGTTCCGGGAGCCCGTAGGAAGGCCCGTGGTGCGCTCGATCGCGGCGGCGAGGATTGGACCGGCGGCCCGTTTAAACCGATCCAGAGCCAATTGGCGCGGTCGCGAGGCAATTGGCTCCCGGCTTGGGTTTCGATTGACTTGCCGGAAAGTGCAGCCAGGGACTGCAGTTTGATTCGCCCCGGTTTCAATCCTTACGGGTGAAATTCCAAGAACATCGGGGATAACTCAGAATTTTCGGGAGACAGCATGCCGTCACGTCCAGTGCCAACGCCGTTGAAGCTGTTGCGCGGCAATCCGGGCAAGCAACGCATTCACGACGGGATGCGGCCCGAACAGTCGGCGAACGTTCCCGATCCGCCGTCATTCATCGTTGGGTATGCGTCGGATGAGTGGTGGTCCGTCGCGACCGAACTGCACCGGCTTGGCGTGCTCAGCAAAATCGATCTCGTGCCGCTCGCGGCTTATTGCCAATCCTATGCCGTCTGGCGTGAGGCGACCGAGCTTTTGGCGTCGATGCAAGCCGATCCGATGAAAGGTTATGTCATCCGCAACATGACCGGCGGATTCACCGAAAACCCGTTGCTCTATACCGCGCGCAAAGCCGCGACCGACATGATGAAATTTGCCAGCGAGTTCGGCCTGACGCCGGCTGCGCGCTCGCGGATATCAAGCGGCGTCAATGGCGACGAACAAACAGCATCAAAATTCGACGGCTTGCTCGCGCGTTAACCAGAGAAGGGAATCAGTCATGTCAATCGCAGACGTCTCCGAAAGTGCAATCCTCGCGCTGATCTTCAACGCAACGACGTGGGCGAACTACGCGCAGAACGCCGCGACGACGCCGGAAACCAATATCATCATCGCCGGTCACACCGCCGATCCGGGTGACGCAGGCACGCAGGCCACATCCGAGATTGCGTATTCGAGCTATGCCCGCGTCAACGTGGCGCGCACGTCGGGCGGCTGGACGATCTCAGGCACCAGCCCGGCACAAGCCGCGCCAGTTGCCGCGATCAACTTTCCTGCAGGCACGGGCGGGTCGGGCACCATGTCGTTTTTCTCGACCGGCAAATCCGGCGGCGGCACGTCACCAATCCTGTTTTCCGGCACGGTGACGCCGAACATCGTCTGCGGGTCGGGCGTCACGCCGTCGCTGTCAACGGCGACCACGATCACGCTGGACTAGCGCGTGGACGGCCCGTCAGCGATGCTGGAATGTCTGCGCGAACTCGACGTCAAAGGCATCCGCCAACTCTGGCACCTGATCGCGCCGAACATGCCGCAGCCGCAGAGCGATCACGAAGCGCTCTGCACGATGCACTATGCGCGCACCACGATGATGGTCTTGCCCGCGCGGGCGCGCTTCTATTCGCACCGCTGGTTGCTCGATCATAACATCGTGTCGGGATTGCCCGATCACGAGCGACCGAGCGCCGAGCGAATGTTTCCGCAAGTGGTTAGCTCCGTTGGCATCTCCGTCAACAGCAGTTCGGATTTGGTCAAGCCGATCATTCCCATCGTTCGCGGCGCGATGGAAGACGCGGTTCATGAAGCCTATGCGGATGGCCGGCGCGATGACATTCCTTTCATCAAGCAACGGATGAGTGAGGCGCGAACCACGGTGGTGAGAAAACTGTTCGGTAGGAGATAGGCGATGGCTGACGGTCTATTCTATGTTGACAGTCGCGCACCGCATATCAGTGCCGACGTTGCATCGGTCACGCTCGCGACCACCAACAAGGCGCTGATCCCGATTGCCAATATTCCAATCTTGGGTGCCAACTACTTCAGCTACATCGGCAAGGCGATGCGGGTCACGCTGTTTGGCCGCATCACAACCGGGGCCACGCCGGGCAACGGTCAACTCAATATCTATTGGGGCAGCGGCGCTGATGCGACCGGCACGATCATCGGGTCATCCGGTGCGCTGGCGCTGACGGCATCGCAGACGAGCTTGTCGCTGCGCGCGGAATTTATCGTTCGCTGTCGCGCGCTGGGGGCCACGGGAGCACTGTTCGTCACCGGCGAATGGCGGGCCAACGTCGCGGTACTGGCGACATCGTTGCAGCCGGCGTTGATCCCGCCGAACTTGGCGGCACCCGTCACCGTCGATCTCACTGCGGCGAATGTCATCAGCCCGCAATTCTTGCGCTCCGGTTCGACCGCAGAAGCGATCCAAATTCATGACGTGATCTATGAGGCATTGAACTAAACAAAACGCGCTGACGAGGGAAACAGATGCCAACACTCGTCGGCACGGCGACAGGTACCAACTCTTGCACGGTCCCTCCGCATAATGTCGGCGACTATATTATCATCTTCGCGTTCAATGATGCTTCCACTACCGTGCCGACTGTCCCGGCCGGGTTTACGAGCCTTCGCACACAGGCCGGCACCACTTGCGCAATCGTGGTCGGCTACAAAGTCGCCACTGCGACCAATGACGCATCGGGCACTTGGACCAACGCTACCGAAGTAGCGTGCGCCGTCTACACCGGGAAGATGCCGTCCCGGTACGAGATGCTGATCAACGCGCTGGTCACGGGAAATAATTCCGCCGCGTCCACTACGTTGACGGTCAATTATCCGCAACTGACCGTATTCAACGCTTTCGACAACACGTCCACGGTGGTTGCGGCGATTGGAGTTCGCAACAAAACCACCAACGCCGCGACGCCGCCGGCAGGATTAGCCAACCTCACGTCATTCGGCGGTTCGGTCGGCTTCATTGCGCTTCACGATAGCAACGGCACCAAGACCGCTTGGCCTTCGACCAACCAGACCTTGACCGGCACCGCCACTGGCTCGTGCTGCATGGTGGTCGAACTGGCCGAACGTCCGCTGTATGGCTTTGATCCGTGCAATCTCGGGCGCGGCGCTGTTAACACGACATCGATAGTGACGTTCAGCGGCGCTGACTTGCGTCAAGCGGCGGTCAATTCCGCCGTCGCTGGCGCTCACGATCAGAGCGCCACTGCAGCCATCACCGGCGTGCGTTATTTTGAGATGACGTGCGTCACGCCAGGTAATGCCGATGGCTCGATCGGCGTAGAAGGCAGCTCTGCTACCATTGGCCTCTTTTGGTACGACACCGGCGGCACCGTAGCAGGCGGGTTCTTCAACGGCGCCGGGACGCAGATCGGCGCCACCACGCTGACGCCAGCGCTTGCCGGTCACACCATCGGCTGCATGATCGATGCGCCGAATGGTCAAGGCTGGATCAAGAATCTTACAACTAACAGCACTTGGAATGGCAGCGGCACAGCCGATCCCAACACGCGCACGGGAGGATTGAACTACAGCGGCAGCGGCGTGACGGTTTATCCGTGCCTTGGAGCCGGCTCAGCAAACACTGCGACGTGGATCATCAATCCGGGCGATCGGCCGTTCGTCGGTCAAGTGCCAACCGGGGCCGCGCCGGTCATCGGCATGGGCGGCTTGGATCGGCCAGCGGTCAGCTTTGCGACGCTGGTTCAATCCTTCCCCGTGCAGATGGGACCGTTCCGGGTCAGGCCATCTGTTCTGCAGCAGGGCGAAATTATCGCCGTTGCTGACGGCACCGCGATTGGCGCGTCATCGGGCGTCAGCACAGTATCTGCGGTCGGCAGCGGTCTTACGAACTCGGACGGCGCGTCATCGGGCGTCGGCGCAGCGGCCGGCATCGGCACCGGCCTTGCCATCTCGACCGGCGCAGCGGCGGGCGTCGGTGCCGCGATCGGCCGCATGGCCTCGCAAGGCGCGGCGACCGGCCAAGCGATTGCCACGGCTGTTGGTGCGAGTCTCGTCACCGCGCAAGGTGCAGCGGCGGGCACGGGCGCGGCATCGGCGAGCGGCAGCGCAACCGATCTCGCCCAAGCCGCAGCATCCGGCGTCGGCGCGGCATCGGCGACCGGCTTTAGTGTCGCGAGCGCGACCGGCGCAGCGGCAGGCGTCGGCGCAGCGGTGGGCTCGTCGTCGAGTAGCACGCTGACGTCCGGGACCGGCGCGGCGGCTGGCACATCGACGGCAGCGGCGACGGGTCAATCCACAGCCCTCGCCCAAGGCGTTGCGGCGGGCCTCGGTGCGGCCTCCGCGACCGGCACCGGCATCCGGGCGACGCAAGGCCAAGCGACCGGGCAGGGCTCCGCAGCGGCGACAGGCAGCGGTTTTGCCAGCGCGCAAGGTGTGGCGGCGGGCCTCGGCTCGGCGCAAGCGACCGGCACCGGCATCAAGGCGGCGCAAGCTGCAGCGTCTGGCGTCGGTGCGGCATCCGCCACGGGCGCGAGCCTCGCCAGTGCGCAAGGCGCGGCGGCTGGCATCGGTGCGGCGTCTGGCGTCGGCACCTCGCAGGCGGTCGCGCAAGGCGCGGCGGCGGGCACCGGGATTGGTTCCGGCAGCGGCATCGCCAGGATTGCCGCCCAAGCGGCCGGCATCTCGACCGTCAACGGCATCGGCGCTTCGCTCGCGGTCGCGCAAGGTCAGGCGGCAGGCGTCGGCGCGGCGGCGGCGTTCAATGCCAGCGTCAATATCGGCGCGGCGGCAGGCGTCGGCGCGGCGCAAGCCGTTGGATCGGCGCTTTACACCGCGACCGGCGCAGCGGCGGGCACAGGTAGCGCGGTCGCCCAAGCGGCGGCGCAAGGCCGTGCGAGCGGCATCGGCGCGGCGGCAGGCGTTGGCACCTACACGGTCACCGCGACCGGCGCGGCGATCGGCAGCGGCGTTGCTGCAGCACAAGCCGCAGCCACGGGCGCAGCGGCGGGCGTCGGCAGTGCGACGGCGATTTCGGCACAGCAATCGATCGGGCTCGCGGCGGGCGTCGGCACAGCGGCGGCGTTTTCATCGGCGGCATCCCTCGGCCAAGCGGCCGGCGTCGGCAGTGCCAATGCCTTCGGTGTTGGTTTCAAGATCACGCAAGGCGCGGCAACCGGCGTTGGTGCCGCGCTCGCGGCTGGCACCGGAATCAAGTTCGCGCAAGGCAGCGCGGCCGGCATTGGCAGTGCGACGGCAGCGGGCATCGGCACCAACGCTTCGTTCGGTCAGGCGGCCGGCACTTCGACCGCGAATGCAATCAGCCGGGTCGCGGCGGTCAGTGTCGGCAGCGCCGTTGGCACCGGCACTGCGCTCGCGTTTAGTTCGTCGATCGTCGTCGGCGTCGGCTATGCGGCCGGCTATGGCACGGCGTTGGGCAGCATCGCCACGCCGTTCCCGATTGATTTCGTCGCGCAGTTCAAACCTTATCCGACATTCAGCGGCACGATGCCGAAAGCTATTGATCTTGTGGCGGGACAGGATCACGCGCACGCCAACTTCACGGCCCGGTTCAAACCGTCAACCGATTTCATAGGGCACATCCCATGACTGATCTGATTGCTGGCGATGACTGGCAATTGAACTTCACGGTGCTCAAACCAGACGGCACGCCATTTGATTTGAGCGGTGCGCCGAACGTCATGTGGACCTTGCTCGACAAGCACAATGAGCAAGTGATTACATCCGACGAGGTCAGCGTCACAATCACCGACGCGCTCAACGGCAAATTATCGGTGCGGGTGCCAGCGGCGGAAACCACGCATTGCGCCAGCAATTTCTACAGTCACGCCTTGCGCATCGTGTCCGGCGGCGTCACGGCAACGCCGTTCACTGGATCGATGAACGTCATCGCCGATCCGTGGGTTGCGATTGCCGCGTCCCGCCTTGTCGAATTGCGGACCATCGAGCACAAACAACCTTCCATGTTGACCAAGGCCGGAAGCCCGCTGAGCGATAGTGCACGCCGTCTCGTTGGCCGATGACAAGTTCAGATTATCTGCCCGTCAAAAGAACGCCGAAGGGCCGGCAGACTGCCGAAGCGGTGATCAAGTTTATCGAGACATTGACCGTACCGAGCGGGACCGGCGCGGGCCATCCGTTCAATCTGGACAAGTGGCAGAAGGCTTTCATCCGCGACATCTATGAACCGCAACGCATATTGCGGGACGGCTCGCAGCGGCGCGCGGTGCGGCGAGCCATTCTTTCGATGGCGCGCAAGAACGGCAAGACCGCATTGATTGCGGCGCTGGCGCTGGCGCATCTGGTTGGCCCGGTCGCCGAAGTGCACGGCGAAATCTACAGCGCGGCAAATGACCGCGATCAAGCCTCGATCGTGTTCAAGTTCGCCAAGCAGATTGTCGAGCTAGAGCCGGAATTGCTCAAAGAGATCGACATCGTCCCGTCAACGAAAACCATGATCGGTCGGCGCATGGGCACGGTGTATCGCGCGGTGAGCGCGGAGGCTGGCACCAAGCACGGCTATTTGCCGAGTGTCGTGATCTATGACGAACTCGCGCAAGCCAAGAACCGCGATCTCTATGACGTGCTCGACACGTCCTTTGGTGCCCGCGCCGAGCCGCTGTTCATTGTGATCTCGACACAGAGCAACGATCCCGAGCACGTGCTTTCGAGATTGATTGATGACGGCATATCCGGCACCGATCCGTCAATCGTCTGTCATCTGTTCGCGGCCGATGACGGTTGCGAACTGACCGACGAGACGCAATGGTTCAAAGCCAATCCCGCACTCGGCAAATGGCGCGACCGTGAGGACTTCATCACGCTGATCCGCAAGGCGCAGCGTCTGCCGGCCGAAGAGCCCAAGGTGCGCAACCTGTTTCTCAATCAGCGCGTCGCGCCCGTGTCGCCGCTGATCTCGCGCGTCGAATGGATGGCCTGCAAAGGCGAAGTGATTCTGCACGACGGCGAGGAAGTCTATCTCGCGCTCGATCTTTCCAGCGTCGCCGATCTCACCGCGCTGATGGTCGGCAGCGTCGATGATCCGTGTCGGGTGTGGCCGTACTTCTGGAAACCGAAAGATCACGTCGAGGAGCATTCCAATCGCGATTTCGGATCGGGCTCGCACCGCTATCGCGAATGGGCCGAAGCCGGACATCTGTTGCTGTCACCGGGCAAGACGATTGACCCGGAAGCGGTCGCGATGTTTATCGCCGAGCTTTCGCAGCGCTTCAAGATCAAGGGTCTCGCCTATGACCGCTGGGGCATGCAGGCGCTGTTGAAGGAATTCGATCGGATTGGTTTGCAGGCTTATGAAGACAGCGAGAAGGGCGGCGACGGCTTGCGGTTGGTGCCGTGGGGCCAAGGCTATCGCGACATGGGGCCAGCCGTGAACGCGCTGGAATTTGCCGTCATCGAGCGCAAGCTGATGCATCCGGGCAATCCGGTGATGAATTGGAACATGGCGAACGCGGTGGCGCGGCTCGATCCGGCGGGCAACCGCAAGCTCGACAAAGAGAAAGCCCGGTTTCGGATTGACGGCGCGGTGGCGCTGACGATGTTGCTGGGCTTGCGCTCGCGCGACCGCAACACGCAGAAGCCGATCGATATCGAGGCGCTGATCGGATGAAGCCGAACGAACGTCGCGGCGTGAAATGGATTGTCAGCATCACCGTCGTGATCCTGATCATCATCATCGTGTACTCGTATTTCTTGGGACACTGACATGGTAAAGAAAGCAAAGCCGCAAAAGAAGCCGCCGCAGGCACAGGGACCAAAGCCTAAGAAGGCGGTTTTCACCTATTACGCGGAAGAGATTCACGCCGCTGAAACGCAAGCGATGATAGATCGCCTCAACGAAATCGGCTCTTATGGTTGGGAGCTATTGTTTTTCAGCGGCAACGCGGCGTGGTTCATCGGCGATGACAAGACCAAGATGCCGCCGATGGTCGAGCATCACGAAGAGCAACCGCAATCATGAGCTACAGTCCGTTGAGCACGGGATGGATCATCGCGATTGTCGTCGTGATCATCATCATCGTCGTCTACATCGTGACGTCGTGAGTTTCGGCAACGTTAGGGCTTAGCGTTGTCGGAGCGGGTGGCGCGGGCATGCTCCGAAAAAACCCCCTGCGTTGTTCGTGCCACCCGTAGCCACCTAGTGGGAGTGCACCAAAGTTATCGAGCGAGCCAGAGAGTCGAAGCGCACCACTTACGGGGAGCGAATGATAAACGCCGAACAACTCGCCGCAATTCAACGCAAGCAGAAAGCCATTCGGCGCACCGCCGAGGCAATCCTATCAGTCGGCGAGGAGTCCGGCTGCAACGCCACTGACGTGATGGTCGAGATTGCTTTGCAAGTCGCATTCTCGCAGAACCTGGCGCGCGACGCCGCGATCGACACGGTCAACCGCGCGCACAATCGCGTCGTGCATTTCATGATGCTGATGAATTGGGATGGCTTTGTCGCGCAGATGCGCGCCGACGCCGAGGCTGCTGGGGAAAGTAGACAGCCGAAATCCTTCGAAGACTTGGAGCGGGACTATGCAACAGCTTTCGCACCTTCTTGGGGAAAAGCTGACGGACGCGATCGACGAGATTGAAGTCTACGCCGTCAGCAACAATCACTGGCTGAAAGTGGTCGAGGGCAACGGCCATCTGCAGCGCAAGAAACTCAACGTTTGCGTCGATACGGAAGGCAAGATCAGCGAATTCGTTTTCACCGATTAGAAGATTTGCGGAAAAGTCCGAAGCGTGGCCTCGCTGTGAACAGTTGGGTAGGCGGCAGGGACAGCCGCCCCGCAAACGGGCAGGGCAAGATGGGGACAATGACATTCACGCGCGAGGACCGCGTTCGGCTGCATCCGCAATTGGCCGAACGGTTGATGAAGCGCGATCTGTGGAAATCCCGCAAGCGGATTGATTGGCTGGCGCGAAGAGGCACCGTGATGCGCGTACCGCGTTTCTCAGACAACATCGGAGTGCAATGGGATGATCGCGCGTCCTGCGATCATTGGCCGGCACGCGCGCTCGAAAAGCTGAATGGGGCGGGATGATCATCCGCACGGCACCGCGTGGTGGCAGCGGCGTCGGCTGCTGCAACTGCGCGCCGAGCCGCTGTGCAAAATGTGTCTGGCGAACGGCTTGGTGACGCTGGCGACCGTCGCCGATCACATCGAACAGCACCACAAGGATTGGACCAAATTCAAACTCGGCAGACTGCAGTCGCTGTGCACGCAGTGCCACAACCAGACCAAGCGCATCATTGAACTGCGCGGGTACGGCCTTGAAGTCGATGACGACGGTTGGCCGTCTGATCCGAACCATCCTGCAAATAGGAGATTTTGAAATGCGGTGGATTGTTGCCTTGTCTCTTTTGGCCGTGACGTTTTCCTCTCCCGCGCACGCGCAATGCAATTGCGGCGGCGGCGTGCCCGCGTTGGGATTGGTCGAGCCGGATTACGACTCGTTCTACAACACCGATGGCAACGTCTACAGCGACGATGAGCAGGTCTACGTCGTGCAGCCGCGCGTCGTGCCGCGCATCGCGCTTCCGAGTTATTCGCCGCGCTACTACACGCAGCCCTATGACTACCAGTCGCGCTATTGGGGCTATGGTCGCTGCGGCTATAGCGCCGGCTATCGCGTCTGTTGATGCCATGCCAATTCTGCATTGGCGTGCGGCACATGGTGACGCGCCGCCTATCAGCGTGGCTTGCGCGAGGACCGTCCATCTCGCGCCATGGGACAACCGGATCGACTCGAACATCGTCCACATCACCGGATCAGGTGTCATCGAGTCGTTCGGCTGGGGACAACCAATCACAAAACGAGTCTTGTTCGAAGCCGGACAAGTCTTGAAGCATTCCGCGCACCTGCAGTTGCTGGGCTTGCAGGATCGCGAAATCGACGAGCCTGCGATCGGCGTCTATTGCAGCGACGGCATGAGCTATTGGAATGAAATCAGCTTCACCGAAACCGGCGCGCTCGAAATCGTGCGGCGGTTCGAGGCGATGGAAGCCCGACTTGCGGCGTACTTCGTGCGGCTCGACGCCATTGAGAATTTGCTCTGCGAAAGAGAAAAATCTCGAGATGCTGCAGAAATTCAATCCTAACCACGATCCGGGCACCGGAGAATTCTCCGAAGGCGACGGCGGTGGTGGCGACGGTGGCAGCAGCGCGTCCGCGTTTTTCGATCAGCATCATGATCCGACCGCGACCGTTGGCGGCATTATCGAGTCCGTAAAGGGCGCGGCGTCGGCGATCAGCGCGGCCGAAAGCAAGTTACAGGATGGCGTGGCGACCAATGCGCCGGTTTCGCAAGGCGGCTTCATTGGGCCTGACGGCAAATACACGGCTGAGCGGGAGGCGCTGCACGACAGCATCCTCAACAAGCTGTTTAGCCCGGAGGCGGTGAAGGCGGCGACGCCAGCGCAAGGCAGCAAACCGGAAATGACGTTGCTTGGCGGGCGCGGGGGGTCCGGCAAATCGTGGTTCGTCAAACAGGGTGTCGCGGACGCGGCGCATTCGATCTACATCAACGCCGACGATCTGCAAGCCGAGTTGCCGGGATACGAGGGCTGGAACGCGGCGCTGTATCATGAAGAGGCGTCCGATCTCACCAAGCGTGCCGATCGCATCGCGCTTGCGCTGGGAGTCAATGTGATTCATGACGCGACGATGCGCACAGTCGGCGGCTCGTCCAAGCGCGCTACGGAGTACAAGGCGCACGGCTATAAGGTGAACGGGCATTATATGTTTCTGCCGCCGCAGACATCGACCAAGCGCGCGATCGAGCGCTTCGTTCGCGGTGGCACGGAAGGCCGTTACGTTCCACCTGATTATCTGCTGAACAGCACAAGCAACGAGCGAAGCTTCGATGCGCTCAAGGCACAATTGGACAAGTGGACATTTTACGAGAACACGGGCAAGAGCCCGAGATTGGTATCATCAAGTGACAAAGCCAAAGCCGCCGAAGATTCCCGACGATCACTTCGAGCACGATCTCAATCTGCCGGAGAACGTCGATCAGCGCTATTCGAAGGAGTCGCTCGAAAAAGAGCAACAGATGATCGAACGTCTCAAGAAAGAGCAGAAGCAATAGGATTCCGCCAACGCTTCAATCCTAACCACGATCCGAGCACAGGCGAATTTGCCGAAGGCGGCGGCGAAGGCGGTGGTGGTGAGAGTGGCGGCAGCACCAAGCCTGCCGGCGAAAAGCCTGCCGGCGGCAAGGGCGGCAAGGCCAAGGTTTCGAAAGTCTCAGACTTCGACAAGAAGGGCGTGCGCGTCGATCACGACACCACGATCAATCCGGCGAAGGCCGAGAAATTCTTGAAGACGTGGAATGAGTCGGTCGGACAGGCACCGGAGGAGTTCAAGCACGATTTTCTCGGCGGCATGAAAGGCACGATGAACATCGACTATCGCGAGTCGAATGAACAGATGACGGTCAGCGGTCGGCTGCAGGATGAGAACGGCAAAGACATCGGCGAGTATCAGCGCGATCTCAAGATCGGGGACAACAAAGCCTATTCCGCGTACTTCGTCATGAAGTCGAGCGAGCGCGGCGGGGGCGTCGGCAAGCAATTGCTGGCTGCGAATGTCGCGATGTACGAAAAGATGGGCTTTGACAAAGTCGAGGTCAGCGCCAACATCGACGTCGGCGGCTATGCGTGGGCGAAATATGGCTACGTGCCGACAGCGAATTCGTGGTCCTCGCTGTCCGCCGACATCCGCGACAAACTCAATGCCGATCGCAGCCGCAACGATCACGCCGCATCCGGTTCAGGCTACACGCCGGAAGAATGGGACTCGATCGCAAGCCACGATCAGGACGCGATTGAATCCGCGTGGATGGCATCGACGCGCTCAGAATTTCTCGACAGCGAAATCCAGAACTGGCGCGACAGCGGCGGCGCGCTTGACAATGCCAAGGCTGATCTCGCTGAGCACTTTGACAGCGGGGCGGATTGGGCCAAGGCAGCAATCGCAACTTGGCGCGAACAGCGAATAGAGTCCGGCAAGCCTGACGTGCCGTTGAGCGACGAGCAAATCCTCTACGCGATGACCGTGAGTTACGATAGCGATGGCGAAGGCCGCAGCGATCCAGGGTTTGATTTCGACGACAAGAGCCTCGATCGAATGACGCCAACAAACCAGAGTCCGGGGCAAGGCACATTGCCGGGTATCGAGCCGGTGCAGACCCACGAATATCTCACTGATGAGATGCGCGACCAAATCACCGATGCGCTGACCAAAGAGTTCAACGATCACGCCGAAGAGCAAGCACAGGACGCCGATCCGCCGTCCTATCTCGGCGACAACGTCGAAGAGTCTCAATCCGAATACTGGTCCAGCATGGACGATGACGAGAAATACGCATGGGCCGATCGCAACGGCGAACTGCCCGAATATCCGAACGAAGACGATGAAGAGGCCCACCCCGAGCCGGTCGAAGCGAGCGATCCGCAGCGCGACGCGCTGATGAAGCTGGCGCAGAGCCGCGATCCAAAAGCGTTGTGGGCGATCGCGGATTCCGCGCAAGGCAAAGATTTGTTGCTGGGCACGAATTGGTCCGGCGTGCTCGATCTGCACGACAAACAAACCATGGATCGGTTTCACGCTTACGTCGGCAAGTGAAGGGAATCGGCATCATGGCGAAGCCACCGCCGCTGCAGGCCACGATCCCAGCGGGCCAAGCATTATCATCGTCGATCGACCTGACAGCGCAATCAGTCGTGATGATAATCGCACCCGACGATTGGTCGCCCGCCAACATCACCTTCCAAATCTCGATGGACAACGTCCTGTTCCACGATTTATTCGATGCGATGGGCCAAGAAATCCTGCGACCGATTTGCGTTGGATCGGCCGTGCTGGTTGATCCGACGTTCACGCAATACGTGAACTATCTCAAAATACGATCTGGACCGAGAAACAATCCCATATCGCAGAGCGCCGATCGGCTTTGGACGTTCGTGACAACTCCGGTGTAGTCATGTCGGCAAAACCAAGTGAGCTTGGCCCGTGCGTGATCTGCGGCGACGTGGGTTACGAGCTTTCGATGGGCGGGCCATCGATCTGTCCCTCATGTGATTGCGGAAACTTCGGGATTTACGTTGTGAAGCGGCAAGCCAAGGTCATCGCCGAGCTACGGGAGCGGCTCGCAGCATACGAGCGCAAGGATGCCGATAGCGTTTTTCGTTCTGATGGTAGGAGCGGTGATTGACAAGCAATATGGCTGTGCGACCGCATGTGCGCTGATCGTTCTCGTGACGGCGTTCCTCGCAATTGTACGGCACTGATCGTCTACTGGTCGCCGGCCAATAGCTATTGGTGGGGCTGGCACCGCTACGTCTATGCGATGCATTCGTTCTATGGGCGCGTGCATTAGCCAAAGTCCCGGAGAGCACCAAATTTATGGAGCGAGAAATGTTGAGAGCAAGTGCTGTGCTGTTTCTGCTCGTGGTCGCGATGACATCGGCGCAAGCCCGTCATCATCACCGCATGTACGTCACGCCGCAGCCAGTGTCATTCAATCCGCAGCCGAACGCCGTGATCTTGTGCCCGTGGGTTGCGTGGTCGGTGCCGCCCGACACCAAGCCCGGCGATATCACGCTTGGCATCTGTCCGCCGCGCGGCCTGTATCCGTATCAGCAGCCGTGGCACCACTGATGGCGCGGCACGATCGGGATTTCTACTACATCAAAGGTGGCAAGAAACTCGACGCGAACATTCACGACGAGATTCTCGACGATGGCGATCACGCCGCCGCAAAGAAGGTCAGCGATCAGGTCGCGAAAGACGTTGGCTTGAGCGAGGCCGAGATTGAGTCGCTCAGTAAGCCGCCCGTCAACGTAAGGGGAAAGAAAAAATGAAGCACGAAACGTTTCGCCGCGAGACGCGCGAGCCTGTCAGCGGCAACATCTTCACGCGCGCACTGACCGCGCGAACGCTCGCTTATCTGTGGCGCAAGCCAATCGAGGAAGTTGCGCTGACGCTCTATCCGAATGACAAGGCGCTGCACTATGTGGTGACGCGCGCCAGCGTAGCGCCGGCCACCACGTTCACGACCGGATGGGCCGCCGAACTCGTGCAACGCATCACCGCCGACACGGTCGAGGCATTGAGCGCGGCAAGCGGCGCGGCGGAATGTTTGCGCTATGGGCTCGTGCTGGATTGGAATGGCGGCGGGATTATCAGCGCGCCAGGTTTTGTCGCATCGGCGAACAATTCCGGCTTCGTCAAGGAAGGCGATCCGATCCCGGTGCGGCAACTCACGTCAGGGCCGGCGCAACTCTCGCCGTACAAGCTGGCGACGATCGCAGCACTGACGCGCGAGATGGTCGAGAGTTCGAACGCCGAAGCCTTGATCAGCGACGCGCTGATTCGTTCGAGCGGCCTTGCGCTCGACGCCGCATTCTTCGACGCCAATCCGGCGGTGGCGAACACGCGGCCGGCCGGCATCCGCAACGGCATCGCGACGTCTACCGCGAGCGCCAACGCCGACGTGTTCGGCGCATTCTTCGAAGACATGGCGACGTTGCTCAATGCCGTTGGACCGGTCGCCGGCAATGGGCCGGTGGTCCTCGTCGCATCGATCGGCCGCATCGCCAGCGCCAGCGCGCGACTCGGCAGCATCAAAGCCGAAGGCAACGACGCCACGGTCATCCCGATTGCATCGGCGGCTGTTGGCAACGACATCCTCGCGATTGTCCCGAAAGGCATCGTTGCAGCCATGTCGCCCGATCCCGACGTCGAGACGGCGAACGCGGCAACGCTCGTGATGGACAACAGCGCGCCGGCATTGCCTGACACCACGCAGCCGGAAAAGGGCATGTTCCAAACCGAAAGCCTTGCCATCAAGGTGCGCTGGCCGGTGTCGTGGGCATTGCGTGACTCGCGGGCGGTGGCGTGGCTGACCCCAGCGTGGAAGTGACCTATGCGCGAAGGATTGAGCACGTTCGTTGAAGAGTCGTTGGCCGATCTCGATCCAATCATTTCGTTTGAAGTGACCGAGTACGGCTGGCGCGGCATCACCAAGCAAGGCGAAGTGTACGAGGTCAAGCCGAGCAACGGTCATCCGATCACGGTGCCGAGCGAGATCATCGTGGCGCACGCGGGCGTGCCGTATGGTCGGCGGGCTGTCACCAATGATCTGATGGTCGATATCGACGCCTATCTGGATCATTTCAATCGCGGCGTGGACGCTTACAAGGCGAACCGGGTTGAAGAGGCGTTGATAGAGTGCGACGCGACGTTGAAAGAGGCCCCGACATGGCGGGCCAAATTCAATCGTTCGATGGTGTTGCTGGCGGCGGGCCGTTGGCACGAGGGTTTTGACGGCTATTGGGATTGCGAACAAGTCGCGCCGTTCATGCGACCGCAAGTCAGAGCGGCGCTCGCTCGCGGCATGACGCCGTGGATGGGCGAACCGCTCGCCGGCAAACGCTTGGTGCTGCAGCACGCGCACGGCTTCGGCGATACGCTGATGATGCTGCGCTATGTTTCGGCTATGCGGGCGCTGGGCAACGAGGTGGTGCTCGACGTGCCGCCCGAAGTGCAGAGCATCGCGCGCGGGCCGTTCGGCGACGACGGCGATTACTTCTGCCCGATCCTGCATCTGTTGTACTGGCTCGACATCTCGCCGGCCACGGTCGATAGCCGGCCTTATCTCGCGGTCAGCGCCGATGCCTGCAAGAAGTGGCGCAAGCATCTGGGACTCAAGACCCGCAAGCGGATCGGCGTCGCGTGGTCGATCGGCAAGCCGAGCGATGGCGACTATCCGCGCGAGATTTCAATCTTTCAACTCGCCGCCACGCTGGGCAACGCGGAAATTCACAGCCTGCAAATCCAGAAAGCCGAGGATGCGCGCTGGCTTGGCGTGCAAACCCACGAGTTCGAGAACTTCGCGGATTGCGCGGCGCTGATGCTGCAGATGGATGAGATCATCAGCGTCGATACGGCGGCGCTGCATCTGGCCGGTGCGATCGGTCATCCGCGCGTGTTCGGGCTGTTGTCGCATTGGTCAAGCTGGCGTTGGGTTGCGCGCTGGTATGAAAACGTGACGCTGTGCCGCCAGACCAAGCCCGACGATTGGGCGAGTGCGCTTGCGCAAATTCAGTCGCGCTGATCTCGGCGTCGGGCCGAACTATCACGGGCAATTCTCCAAATACTTGAACGCGAGCGAAACCTCGATCCTGATCGCGCTGATCAAAGGCGTCCGGCCGCGCGTGATGATTGAATTCGGATGCAACGAAGGCATCACCGCCGCACGGATTCTTGAGCACGTGCCGTCGATCGAAAAGTACATCGGCATCGACGTGCCGTTCGGCGAACGCATGTCGCTCGCGTGCCAAGACAAGGAAACGCCGCTGGTTGCCGGCTGGGCCGCTTCGCACGATCCGCGCTTTTTCTATCTTGAAGGTCGCTCGCAACTGCTGCGCACCGGACATCTCGAACCGTGCAACGCCGTTTTCATCGACGGCGATCACAGCGAGGCGGCGGTGCTGCACGAAAGCCGCTTGGCGAAGCGATTGATCCGGCCGCCAGGAATCATCGTCTGGCACGACTTCGGAAATGCGGCGGTCGAGGTCAACGACGCGCTCGCGCGGCTGCATGACGAGGGTTGGGCGATTGATTGCGTCGAAGGCTCGTGGCTCGCATTCATGGAGATTTTCTGATGCCGATCAAACCGAAGCCCGGCGAAAGCCAGAGCGACTTCATGGCCCGTTGCGTGCCTGAGATGATCGGCACGGGCGACGACAAGCGACCGCAAGAGCAAGCGGTTGCGGCGTGCATGCAAATCTGGCGCGACAAGGACAAGTCGCTAGACGACGCCGAAATTGACCCGGATGATTACGATGACGAAGACGAGTTCATGTCGGATTGTATGGACGAACTCGGCGACGAGGACCAATGCCAAGTCATTTGGGATGACGCCAAGAACGGCGACGACAAATCCGTCAACGGCACCGACGTCAAGCACAAGACGCACGCGGGCAAGGTCAATGCACTTGAGTTTGTCCTGTCTGACGAGACTCCTGATCGTATGGACGATGTTATTCTCAGCGACGGTTGGGATTTGGCGAACTTCAAAAAGAATCCCATCGCGCTCTTCAATCACAAGTCCGACTTCCCAATCGGCAAATGGAAAAATTTGCGGGTTGAGGACAAGCAACTGCGCGGAAAACTCGAACTAGCGCCGATCGGCACAAGCCCGCGTATCGACGAGATACACAAGCTGATCGACGCCGACATTCTCAAGGCGGTCAGCGTCGGCTTCAAGCCGGTCGAAACCAAGCCGCGCAAAGAAAGTGCATGGGGCTCGTTCTACACCAAGAGCGAGTTGGTCGAAACTTCACTGGTGAGCGTGCCAGCCAATCCCAACGCGCTCGCAATCGCAAAGTCACTGAAAATCTCTCCCGAAACTCTTGATCTCGTGTTCGCCAAGCACGGCGCAAAAGACACGAACATCAAGCGTCGCGGGCTCAACGGCGAGCACGCCAATCGATCTCGTATAAGAAGGGGCACCGCTATGTCGGGCCTTGCACAACGCATTCAAGACTTGGAGACGGCCATCGTCGCCAAGCGTGACGCACTTGAAGAGCATCTCACGAAGATGGACGACTCCAACGTCAGCGACGCTGATCTGGACAAGACGAACACGCTGAACTCGGAAGTCGCGCAACTCGAAAAGACGCGCGATGCGCTCGTGAACTCCGAGAAGTTGATCGCCAAGACGGTTGACCGGAACGGCGACAACAACAACCAACACCGTTCGCTGTCAACGACGGTCATCACGCACAGCGATCGCGGCGAACGTACTGCCGCCCCGACGGTCATTCTCAATCGCAAGAAAGACCTTGACCTTCTCGACTACCTCGTGCGTGGCGCGACGGTGACGTATATCGCGCGGGCAACCGGCAAGTCGCCGGAAGAGACGCGGTTGCGGATTTACGGCGATGACGAAGGCACCAAGGCCATCGTCGAGATCGTGACGCGCGCGGCGTCGGCACCGGCCATGACCACGGTCACGGGCTGGGCGCAGGAACTGGCGCAGACGACTTACGCCGATCTGATGCCGCTGCTGATGCCGAAGGCAATCCTGACTCGGCTCGCGCCGAGAGGCTTGACGCTTTCGTTCGGCACGGCGGGGCGCATCGTGATCCCGACGCGCTCGCGCACGCCGACACTCGCTGGCTCGTTCGTCGGTGAGGGCATGGCGATCCCGGTTCGTCAGGGCGCATTCACGTCGCAAACCCTGACGCCGAAGAAAATGGCGGTCATCAGCACGTGGACGCGGGAGATGGGCGACCATTCCGTGCCCGCGATCGAAGGCTTGATCCGTCAGGCGATCCAAGACGACACGCAAGTCGCGATTGACTCCGTGTTGCTCGACGCCAACCCGGCGACCACGATCCGGCCTGCCGGATTGCTCAACGGCGTCGGCGCAACGACGGCAACGGCCGGCGGCGGCATTGCTGGTCTGGTCGGCGACATCACCGCGCTGATCAACGCGATCTCGACGAGCACCTACGGCAACATCCGCAATCTGGTTTGGCTTGCCAACCAGACCGACTTGCTGCGCGCTTCGTTGCTGACCGCGACGAACACCGGCATCTTCCCGTTCCGCGATGAAATTCGCGGCGGCACGTTGAACGGCATCCCGATCATCGACTCGGCGACGGTCACGGCGAAAACCCTGATCCTCGTTGATGCCGCTGATTTCGTGGTTGTCGGTGGCGAGGCTCCGCGCATGGAGATGAGCGATCAGGCCACGCTGCACATGGAAGACACGACGCCTCTCGATCTGGTCGCGTCGCCTTCCACGGTTGCCGCGCCGCAGCGTTCGCTGTTCCAGACCGACTCGCTGGCACTGCGCATGGTCCTGCCGTTGAACTGGACGCAACGTCGCGCCGGCACGGTGGCTTGGACACAAAACGTCACGTGGTGAATTGATCTTCTGGGCGCACGCCACGTGCGCCCAACACCACACAGCGAGAAAGGAAATGCAGATGACCAAATTTGCTGACGATCAGGCGGCAGAGCACGCCAAGAAGACGCTCGAAGAAAACAAGAAACTGTCGGAGCAATCCCGCGCCGAGTTCGGCGAGCGGACCAAGGGCAAGCCGACGCCGACGCAGGAAGAGAATGATCTTGCGGCGCTTGGCGTTCATATCACCGAGCACGAGGCGGACGGCAGCAATCCCGATCCGCACGGGCAGGCTGGTGCGACCGACAAGCATCTGGAAGGACGCGCTTCAAAGCCACAAAGCTATTCGACGCGGCAACAGCAAGCCAAGACAGAGTAGCAATGGCAAACTGGCTGACCCGTATCTCTCGGCTGATCACAAAGGCCGAAGGGCAACCGCACGGTGCGCCGTGGTATTTGCCGATTACGGGCGGCTGGCTTCCGGCTGGCGTGGGTGATTACACCAATTGGTGGCAGATGGGTTACGATCCCATCGGCACATCAGCACAGTCGGCGATGGTCGAGGCGTGCATCTCGGCTTATGCGCAAACCATCGCCATGTGCCCCGGTGATCACTGGCGGCTCAATGCAAAGGGCGGGCGCGAACGGGTGAAAACCTCCGCGCTCGCCCGTCTTTTGCGTTATCCGAATGACTATCAGACGATCAGCGATTTCCTGTTGAACGCGGTGCGCTCGCTCTATCTGAACGGCAACACCTACGCGCTGTGCCTGCGCAACGATCGTTTCGAGATCGACGAAGTGCATTTGATGAAGCCAGAAATGTCGCGTCCGTTGCTCGCGCAAACCGGCGAAGTGTTTTATCAACTGTGGGGCAACGACATCATCAACAAACGATTGGGCGCGGACGCCGCGTTGCTCGTGCCCGCGCGCGACGTGCTGCACATTCGTTTGCACACCGAGCGCCAGCGCTATCCGGTGCCGTTGATCGGCGAGAGTCCAATCCTTGCGGCCTATGGCGACATCGCCGTCAGCAACGCGATCAACAATCAGCAAGCCGCGTTCTACATGAACGAAGCGCGACCGAGCGCGGTGCTGTCAACCGATCTGCAGCTTGACAAGGACCAGGTCCAAGCGCTGCGCGACCGCTGGAACGATCAGGCCAAGGGCTTGCACAAAGGCGGCACACCAATTCTAACGGCGGGCTTGAAGGTGCAGCCGTGGGCGGTGGGTGGCAAGGATGCCGCGACCGCCGAGATTTTGAAGCTGACCAATGAGCATATCGCGCTGGCGTTTCGCGTGCCGCTGCAGATTCTCGGCCTTGGCGGTTCGGCGTTCGGCTCGACCGAATTGTTGATGCAGTCGTGGATTGCATCCGGTCTGGGCTTTGCACTCAATCACATCGAAGAGGCGATCGGCGTGCTCTTTCTGTTGAAGGGCCAGCCCGACGAATACGTC